CGCATATTGGCGATGCTTTTGGTTATTTGATGCTAGGAGGTGGTGAGCATAAGCGTATGACTAAGAGCGGACTAAGTGCTAACAGTGTTATTTCTCAAACAGTAGTTAATACGGATTTCGATGTTTTTTCTTAAGAAATATTTAGACACTTATATGCCTAAAGTTAAGAACTGCGAATACGTCCAGTTTGAAAAACATCATTTAGATAATTTTGAGGCGGAAGAGTTATATGGATCTAAACAAATGTCGAATAAAGCTAGAAAAGAAAATATCATACGTCAGTCTATGGTTAGTGATACTGTTGTTTCGGTCGTTAATGGTGACGCTGTTGCTATTTTTGGGTGCTATATCTTGTGGCCTGGCGTTGCTGAAGCGTGGTCTTTATTCGATCCAAAAGCAAGACGATATCCAATAGCTATGTCCAAAGGCGCTTTTGCATTTTTTGATATAGTAACCATATTAAACGGCTTGCATAGAATGCAAATAACTGTTAAAAAGAATGACATAAGAGCTTTATCCTGGGCGCATTATTTAGGATTTGTAGTAGAAGGTGAACTAAAAAGTTATAGTGCGGATAAAGAAGATTATTTTATGATGAGGAGAAATTAACATGGGTGGTTTTTTAGGCGGCAGTAAACCAGATACATCAGCAGCAGAAGCACAGATTGCTGAGACAAGAGCAGAAACAAAAAGATTAAAAGCACAAGCTTTAGAAGATAAAAGAACTAAAGGTGAAGCAGAGTCTGCTAAAAGAATGGCAAGAATGAGAGGTGGAAATAGAGCCTTACTTTCTTCTCTTAGAGATACTGGTGAGATGGGTGTTGAAGAAGATACATTAGGAGCTTAATATGGCTGCATTTGATTATAGAATGGCTTTAGCTAGAGGACTTGTTCCTCCAATAAAAGAAGCACAACAAGGTATTCTTAAATCCGCTGGTGGCGATAATGTATTTAAATCTGAAGCCTGGTGGAATGAACAATACGATAAAGTTATTGATAAAGGCATACTCCAATACGAAACAGGAACTGAGTACAAAACAAAGTCAGGTGATTATGTGTTAGGTAAGCGTACGCGATACAGTTCAGGAGGATTCGGACTCGCAGGGGTTAGTGGAACAACGGGGACAACCTATGCTCCCCCAAAAGATGCTGTCATTACTGGATATACTGGTGGAGGCTTTGGTTTAAATAATATATCAAGACCAAGGTACGACACAAGGTCAGTACAGGTTTTAGGACCCGACACAAAAGATTTAACACAAGCACAATTAGACTCTATTGTTGCAGATCAAAAAGATCAGATTGCAAAAACTAAGCGTGAAACATCAAAAGATACTGGCAAAGCAAAGCGAAAAGGGAGGGCTGTAGGTGGACTATTATCTAAAGCAAAACCAGTCGAAGTTAAAGGTCTTGCTACAGCAATGCCTAACTTGGGTGTTATGTCTCTTTATGGTTCCGACTCTACTTTGGGCGCTAAATAATATGGCTATGGATGATAAAAAATTATCACAACTCATTAACTCTAAGTTTGTTGTTGAAATACCTAAAAAAGATATGAAGAAAGTGTACGACATGGTAGAGCAAAATTTAGGCTTAAGCCCAAAACAATGGGATGCTTATCGACATGGGCTAGCCATTAAAGAATCACAAGGTGGTAAATTTACCGCACAACCAACAATGAATTATTACTTAACTCAGGGTGGAGCTGGTGGGCTGTATGATGGACGATACCAGCTAGGAAAAGATGCAAAAGCAGATGCTGCAAAATACTTAGGCGAAAAAAATCCAGGCCACGATGATAAAGCAAGAGCTGCTTTTATCGATGATCCTGTGATGCAAGAAATGTACTTAGCTGCATACACAATTAAAAACCATCAGTACATGAGTCAAGGAAATGATACTTATAATCCTAAAGATTACTTGCTTAGTAATACTCATAAAAGAGTTGGGTTATTAGGCTTTGCACACAACCAAGGACATGGCGCAGCTAAAAAATACATAGTTACTGGAAACGATACAACAGATCAATTTAAAACAAAAGGAAGTGCATACGCTGGCTTTATTGATGACGCTGCAACTAATTTAAACGTAGATTGGAACTAGGGGAAAAATAGCAATGATGAGATTAACTGCAAAGCAAATTCTTTCAAGGCACGATAAAGCGCTAACAAAGAAAGAAGATTTTAGAAGCTTATATGATGAAGCGTATGAGTTTGCATTGCCACAAAGAAACTTGTATGACGGGTATTACGATGGCGGAGTTGGTGGCCAAAACAAAATGAATCGTGTATTTGATTCAACTGCTATTAATTCTACCCAACGATTTGCTAATAGAATGCAATCTGGCATATTTCCTCCTCAAAGAAACTGGTGCAGACTTGAGCCAGGATCAGATATTCCTTTAGATAGAAAGCAGGAAGCTCAAAGAGCATTAGATATGTACACTGAGACATTCTTTGACACATTAAAGCAGTCTAACTTTGACATAGCTATTGGTGAATTTTTGTTAGATTTATCTGTAGGTACAGCCGTTATGATGGTACAACCAGGAGACGATGTTAATCCCATTAACTTTATCCCCGTACCTCAATACCTTGTTGCATTTGAAGAAGGTGCTGATGGAAAAGTTGATAACGTGTATCGTAGGATTAGAATTAAAGGCGAAGCTATACAAAGACAATGGCCAGAAGCAACAATACCTGAAAAAATACAAATACAAATAGATAATAAACCTACTGAAGATGTTGAGTTAATTGAAGCCACTGTGTATGACGATAAGCGTGGCGATTATTGTTATCATGTTATTCATAAAGGCACTAACGAAGAAATACTTTATAAGCGCATGAGCTATAGTCCTTGGATTGTAGCAAGATACGCTAAGGTTGCTGGAGAGATTTATGGTAGAGGTCCACTTATTACTGCCCTACCTGACATCAAAACATTAAATAAAACAGTTGAGTTGCAATTAAAGAATGCTTCATTATCTATTAGTGGTGTATATACTGCTGCCGATGATGGAGTTCTTAATCCAAACACAGTAAGAATTATGCCTGGCGCAATTATTCCTGTTGCAAGAAATGGCGGCCCACAAGGCGAGTCACTTAAGCCATTGCCTAGAGCTGGTGACTTTAACTTGTCTCAAATTATCATGAATGATCTAAGACAAAACATTAAGCGTGTATTGTTAGACGAATCATTACCACCAGATAATATGTCAGCACGTTCTGCAACTGAGGTAGTTGAAAGAATGAAAGAGTTATCTCAGAACTTAGGGTCAGCATTTGGTCGATTGATTAATGAAACTATGATGCCATTAGTAAGCAAGATTTTATATGTAATGGATGAACGTGGCTTAATAGATATGCCTTTAAAGGTTAATGGATTAGAGATTAAAGTAGTTCCTATTGCTCCTTTAGCTATGGCACAAGCAATGGAAGAGGTTGAGAAAGTTCTTAACTTTAGTCAAATCATTCAAGGTATGGGGCCAGCAGGTCAAATGGCTATTAAACAAGAAGAGATGATTGATTATGTAGCAGAGAAGTTAGGTATTCCTCAGCGTTTAATTACTACTAAAGTTGAGCGTATGATGATGATGCAGCAAGCGCAGCAACAAGCACAGCAAATGGCACAACAAAACCCAGAAGCAGCTGGTGCTGTAGCTGAACAAGTAATGAAAGAAGAACAAGCTTAATGTGGGAAGATATCAATCTACCACCAATTAATTTATACAACGTACCAAGAGGACAATAATGGCTGGATGGGATGATTTAGAACAACCATTGCCACTCGATATTAGAGCGGTAACTGAAAAAAAAGATGATTTGGATCGCTTAGTATTAAGAGTGATGCAAACAGAGGATGGAAAAAAAATGATGGAGTGGTTACGCCAAGCCATTTATGAGCAGCCTGTAGCCTTGCCAGGCAGTGACTCTAGTTATGCGTTTTATCGAGAAGGGCAAAATTCAATAATTAGAGACTTAGAAGCAAGGATAATTAGAGCAAGGAAACTTTAAATGGAAACAGCAATCGAACCTAGTACGACTGAGGAAACTCAGGAAGCTACTGGCCTACTCGACAATGCAACACCAGAAGTAGAGGAAGTTAGTACAGAGAGTAAAGAATCAGAAATAGATCATAGAGACCCAGAAGTAGTTGCCGCAGAGAACCCAGAGCCTGCAAAAGAAAAACCTGACTACATTTCTAGTAATTTTTGGAATGAAGAAAAAGGTGAAGTAGACATTGAGGCTTTAGCAAAATCTCAAGCCGACCTTAGAAAACAAATATCTCAAGGTAAACATAAAGCTCCAAAGGACGGAGTGTATGAGACAGATGCTTTTGGCGATACTCCAGACGATGATCCAGTAAAAAGCCATGTACTCGATTGGGCTAAAGAGAATGGTGTTAGTCAAGCTGGCTTAGATGACTTAGTTGGAAAAGTTATTGAGATGGGTGTTATGGGAGAGCAAAAATACACAGCTAACATAGAAGCAGAAAAAAAACAGCTAGGTCCCAATGCTGATGCTAGAATTAATGGCATGGTTAAATGGGCTTCTGGATTAGTTCAAAAAGGAATCTGGGGTAAAGATGACTTTGAAGAGTTCAAGGTTATGGGTGGAACAGCTAAAGGCATTGCTGCTTTAGAGAAAATTAGATCTACCTATGAAGGTAAACTTCCTACAGAAACTATACCAGTCGAAGGTGCGCCATCTAAAGATGAATTGTATGATTTAGTTAAAGATCCAAAATATCAGACAGATGCTACCTATCGAGCTAAAGTAGAAAAAGCATTCGCTCAAAACTTTCCTACCTAAAATGTAGTTGCATAAAGCCTTGTTGTGTGGTAAAAAAATAACAAGGCTCACTGCAATAGCAACCCTTTAACACAAGTAACCTTGTCGTATGGCTATCGTAAATAGCAAGCACAGGCCCAGTTCTCTGGCATACCAAAGCGATTAAATAATTTTATTTTTAATTTCTAAGGAGACATAACATGGCTATTGGATTATCTAATGCTTTTGTTACACTCTTTGATGCCGAAGTTAAACAGGCTTACCAGGGCAAAGCTGCCTTAGTAGGTGCTACTAGACAAAGACGCGGCGTTGAAGGTTCTACAGTAAAATTCCCTAAAGTTGGGAAAGGCGTAGCTACATTACGCGTACCACAAACAGACGTTACACCACTTAATGTTGACTTTTCACAAGTTACTGCAACCATGCAAGATTGGAATGCAGCTGAATACTCAGACATTTTCATGCAACAAAAAGTTAATTTTGAAGAAAGATCAGAGTTAGTCCAAGTAGTAGCGAACGCTATTGGTCGTAGACAAGATCAACTTATTCTTGATGCGCTTCTAGCTGCAAAAGGTTCTACAGTTGCTGCTGGTGGTACAGACTTAACAGTTGCAAAATTACGCGCTGCTAAGAAAACATTGGACAGTAATAACGTACCAGCAGAAGATAGACACATCGTTCTTCATGCAAACAACTTGTCATCACTTCTAGCTGAAACAGCAGTAACATCTGCTGACTTCAATACAGTTCGTGCATTAGTATCAGGTGAGCTTAATACATTCTTAGGCTTTACTTTCCATACTATTGGTGATCGTGCTGAAGGTGGCGTATCTATTGACGGCTCAAACGTTCGTTCATGCCTAGCATTCCACAGGTCTGCTATTGGTTATGGTGAAGGTATTGGTCCTAAAACAGAAATCAACTATGTACCAGAAAAAACATCATTCCTTGTGAACGCTATGTTATCAGCGTGTTCAGTTGGTATTGATGGTGAAGGTATTGTTGAAGTTCAAGCAGATGAATCTTAAGCTTAGGAGAAAATAAATGGCTTTCAATAAAGACGGATTAGTAGCAGCGGGCGGACAGTCCAAAGCTGGTGATGCACCTCAAACCTGGAACTACACAACTACTGATGCTTATACAGCAGTAGCAGCTTCAGGCTATTTTAATGAAGTATCTAGCTTGCTTAAAGTTGGTGATATTGTCTGGAACTATGATTCAGATGCGCCAACAATGTATGTACACGTTGTATTAACTAACGCTTCTGGCGTTGTTGATGTATCAGCAGGTACTGCAATTAGCGTAGCTTAGTAACAGTAATAATGCAGAAGGTGGGGGTTTCGGCTCCCACCTATTTGCACATTTGGAGAAAGTAAATGGCTTCTGGAGATACATCCTTATCAATTTGTTCTGACGCATTGTTAATGCTTGGAGCTAATCCTATATCATCTTTTACAGAAGGAACAGATGAAGCTAATATATGTAACAGTTTATATCCAGACATTAAAAACAAAACATTAGCAACATACCCTTGGTCTTTTTCATTCAAAAAGGTTAAGTTAGCTAGACTTATAACAACTCCAACTACCGAATACAAATACCAATATGCGTTGCCTTCTGACATGATAGGCACGCCTAGAGCAATATTTACAAGCAATCAGGCAGGAGCATACCCTCAAAGAAACTATAGACTGATGGGTGGCAAATTATTAACAGACTATGAAGAAATATATGTTGATTATCAATATGCTGTTGAAGAATACGAAATGCCTCATTACTTTGTACAAAACATGAAGTATCAATTAACATGGCACTTAGCTATGCCTATAACAGATCAAATAGAAAAAACAGATTATTGGAGAACAGTGGCTCAAGGAACTCCAGGTGAAAATGGTCGTGGTGGCTATATGAGGCAAGCTATGAATATAGATGGACAAGGCCAACCAACTAATGCACTACAGGATTTCCCACTTATTAATGTGAGGTATTGATGGCTCGCTTTGTCAATATACAAACTAACTTTACCTCTGGTGAATTAGACCCTTTAGTCAGAGCTAGAGTTGACTTAAAATCTTATAACAACGCTTTAGATACAGCAAAAAATGTTGTATGCCAACCTCAAGGTGGAATTTCTCGAAGACCTGGAACTAAGTTTATTAATGAATTAGCTGGCACACCTGACCAAGGCGTTCGATTAGTTCCTTTTGAATTTTCTACATCAGACAGTTATATGTTGTGTTTTACTAATGACACAATGTATGTGTATAAGAATAAAGCTTTAGTACATACTCAAACAAGTACAGGAATTATTAGTGCTTATTTAGGGTCAATGTGCTGGACACAATCAGCAGATACTTTAATAGTTGTTCAAGAGGATATGCAGCCCAGAAAGATTGTTAGGAATACAGATACGTCATGGACTATATCTACTATTACTTTTGACTCCATTCCAAATTATGCTTTTAATTTAAGTATATTTAATACCAGTGCTGCTGGTCACTTAACACCTAGTGATGTTTCTGGCAAGGTTACGCTAACATCACAGCACGCTATATTTACTGCAGCTCATGTAGGTCAGTACATTAATGTTACTCCACAAGGTCGAGCAAGAATTGTAGAGGTTACAACAGCTACTACAGTGAATGTTGTTACAGAGTTTCCATTCTTTGATACATCACAAATTGCTAATGCTAATTGGGAACTAGAAATAGGGTACGAAGATGTATGGTCTGCCAGTAAAGGCTGGCCTAGAACAGTGGTATTTCATCAAGGAAGGCTGTATTTTGGCGGAAGTAAATCAAGGCCATCGACTGTATGGGGGTCTAAAGTTTCACTATTCTTTAGCTTCGAGGCTGTAGAAGGATTAGATGATGATGCCGTAGAGTCTACCTTAGACACTAATACTTTTAATGCCGTTACCGATATGGTATCTGGTAAAGATTTACAAGTCTTTACAACTGGTGGTGAGTTTTTTGTTCCCCAGGAAGGCCTATCTCCCATTACTCCAAGTAACTTATTCTTTTCTACCACCTCAGTTAATGGGTCAAAAGAAGGGTTAAGAGTAAAACAACTAGAATCAGGAACATTGTTTATTCAAAGGCAAGGGAAGGCTTTGTCCGAAATTGCTTATTCAGATACTACCTTATCTTATATTACTTCTAAAATATCTTTACTGTCTGGTCACCTACTTAAAGGTCCTAAGCGTATGGATATTAGGCGTGCTGTGGCTACTGATGAAAACGATTTATTGCTGATAGTTAATGAAGATGATGGCTCTATAGCAGCTTACTCATTGCTAAGGGCGCAAAATGTTATTGCTCCATCAGAATTTACTACAGAAGGATCATACATAGATGTTGGCGTAGACATTACTGATATTTACACAGTAACTACTAGAGTAGATGACGGCACTACTAAGCATTATGTAGAAGTATTTGACGATACCTTATTAACAGATTGTGGAGTTTCAGGTGGAGCAGGGGCAAGCGCAAGTGTTACTCATTTAGAAAATCAAACTATCAATGTTGTTGTTGATGGCAATGTAGAGTCAAACCAAACAGTTCCTTCTGGAGGGACAGTAGCCTTTACTTCATCAGCAACATCTAGCTATGAGGTTGGATTACCTATTAGTGTAGAAATAAAAACTATGCCAGTTGAGGTAGCATCACAAGGTGGGACAAGATTAGGCTTTAAGAAGCGAATTTTAGAAGTTAATGCTATACTATACAAAACACAAAATATAGTAATTAATGGCAACTTAGTTCCTATTAGGTCGTTAGGTGCAGGATTATTAGACAGCAGTGTAGCTGAATTTACTGGGATTAAAACACTTAATGGTATATTGGGATACACTCAAAATGCTCAGATTACAGTAACACAAAATGCGCCCTTAAAGCTAACGCTTTTGGGTTTAGAATATAAAGTATCGGTGTATCAAGGAGGCTAGAAATGGCAGCAGCATTACCATATATATCAGCAGCAATGTCAGTAGTACAAGGCATTCAATCATTAGGCGCTGGTAAGGCACAAAAAAAACTTAATCAAGTTAAAGCATTACAAGTTCAGTCAGAGTCTGAGATTAACGAATTAAATGCTATGACAAAAGCTAATGATGTTTTAGATAATGTTAGACGAACCAATGCGACAGTAGTTGCTAATGCTGCTGCTGGTAATATAGATCCTAACTCTGGATCAGCAATGATACTGCAAAACACTAACCTACTTTATGCACAAAAAGAAATGAAATCTTTAGAGATTATGAAAAACAGATACAAAAGTTTTGGAGAGATCCAAGCTGATATTTTAAATGCAGAAGGTGAAATGGCAGAAGATGCAGGTATGGGTGCTTTTTTAAGCTCAGTTGGAACCGCAGCTGGGACCATTTATAAATATGGAGGTGCCTTTGGATCAGATACTGCATCATCGGTTGATTCTTTTGTTCCAGGATATGAAGATTATTCTCCTGTAGATACCACTATAGGCCCAGACTTTACACCAGTAAGAGGATTTGGCGGATACTAAAATGGCAAAACTACCCACATACAGACCACCTTCATTAATGATCGAGCAAGCTCCTAGGTTACAATTTAGTGAGGCGGCTTACGTCAATAAAGCAAATGCAATGAATAGAGCTATTGACAAAATGCAATCTATTCTTGAGCCAGTGATGAAGCAAGGTGCAATAGACCAGGCATTAGAATTTAATATTGCTAATCCTATTACCCTAGATCAATTAAACGAAGCAAAACAAACTGGCGTAAATCCTATAGAAGCTTACCAAAATGGTGGCATGATTTACAACCAAGTTATTCAAACAACTTACGCCCAACAAGCAGCAACACAATTAGCTTTAGCTGACCAAACAAATAACGAGTCTGTATTAGCTGAGGTTAAAGCTGGCAAGCTTAAAGACTTAGATGTTATTAAGGAAAGACTTACTTCTGGTATAAAAGGTAATGCAAAAGTATTACTAACTATGAGTCCAGAGGTTGCTAATGCTTACACTAAGTCAGGCGCAGCATATGGCCATACTTATTTTAAAGCAGTTACAAAAGAATTAACGGCACAAGCTGAGTTAGAGCAACAGTTAGTTAGTGAAAAAACTTATGTAGGCGCTGAAAAGCAGTGGGAAAGCGCACTAGAAAACATTACCGACATGACAGAGTTAGCTGAATACAAAGAGCTAATACTGTCTAACTCATTAACTCAATTTAGATTAACTGGTAAGCCAGTAGAAAATCTTAACGCATTGCGCAAGAGACTTGAGAAGTCTGAGATAGAAAAGATTGCTCAGGTAGCAGCATCAGAAAACTACTCAACATTTGGCCTTAATACTGACCAAGTTATGGAAGGACTTATTGTTGACGAAACTATAGGTAGACATTCAGACTATTATCAACAGCTATCGCCTAACAGGCAAAAAGAATTTAGAACTGCCGTTAAAGCTAATATGCAAAACCTTATGCTTGGCGATAAAGCAAGTAAAGAAGGTAGAGATGCTAAGTATAGCGGTATCTCAAAAAGACTAGATAACTTAGAGAACGTAAGCGCTGAAGATTTTAATAAGCTTCCTACTATCAATGATCCAAACGACAAAAATTACAATCGAAGGGACTTTTTACTAACAAAGCAAACTGATGCAAAGCAAGCTTTAAATTTAAGCGCGGATGATTTTGCAGAGTATATTGCTGCTGAAACGGCTAACTATGATTTTAAAGCAGGATTAACTCAAGATGAATCAGATAGAGTATCTTACTTAGAATCGATGCAGCAAAAAATGATAGACAGGGATCTTAAGAACCCAGTTGAAGGTATGCTAGACCACCCTGCATTTAAAGAGAGAGAATTAATTAATATTGATCCAGCTCAGTTTGGGGATCCAAGATATGTTAATGATTTATCTCAAGAGATTGCTCAACGAAAAGCAGATATGAATCAATATAGGGATCATAGAAAAACAAGGAATACTGCTTTATTTACTGAAAACGAAATGAATGGTTTGGTGCAGACTTGGGATGAAGGTAGTACAGGAGAAAAAGTTGCATTATCTACGTTCTTGGTTGAACAATTCCCAGAAAATGCACATGAAATATTTAACGACATAGCTCCTAAAAATTCAGTATTTTCTCAGATAGGTTATTTGACGCTAAATGGTATGCAGAACGGGGCTGATTCTCGATACATGGAAATTACCACTGGTCATATATTGCAAGGAATGGAGATTGACCAGCTAAAACCTAACTCATACAAAATGACAGGCGCCAATACAAAAGAAGAGGTTGTATCTGATCTTATTGGAGATTCATTTAACAATGATCCAGCTTTAAAACAGCAAGTCATAAAGACAGCTGATTACATTTACTATTCACTAAACCAATCTAATCCAGGTGAATTTGTAGACGAAGATTACAAAGAGGCATTACAAATGGCTTCTGGTCAGATTGAAAAAGAAGTATTGATGCCAGATCCTTTTAATGTTGTTAATGGCGTACAACAAATGATGCCAACTGGTAAGGCCGTATATGGCGGTATAGCTACACACAACCAGCAACAACTGCCTATCCCATCAAGTATAAAACAAGATTCATTTAGCGCTATGATAATGAAAGCTACTGCAGAAGATTTTAATATGGCATTGTCTGATCGTGAAGGAAACTTGTATCAATTTGCCCCAACAGAAGATGCACCACAGTTTACCTTGAAGCAGTATCAAGATGCTATGTTAGAATTTGTTAATGACAGCACCGCATCATTATCTCAAGGAAAAACTAACTTTTGGTCAAATATTGAGTTGTTTAGAGACTTGCCTTCTCAAAAAATGTATGCGCCATTTGAGAATAACGGGACTAAATTGTATTTAAACTTTGTTGAGTTGCATCGCATTCTTGATGCAAGATACCCAGGACAATATTAATGCCAGTTTTTGGAAGAACAAAACAAGAAACTATTAAGAGCTTAACCCCAGCAAAGGAAGGTGAAGCTACTTTAGGCGAGATGTTTACTGGCCTTTATGATGAAGCATACTTTGCCAATGGCAGAAGAGATGTTGAATCTACTAATTACAGAGATCAATGGAAACCAATACTTGAGGTAATAAAGAAAACAACTGGCAAAGAATTTTCTAATCCAGGAAACTGGTTGTATCTTCCTACTCCTGATGATAGGAATACCAGCACTTTAAACCCTTATCCAGAGTTTAACCCAGATGCTCCAGAAGCATCGTTACAAGCAGCAGAGCCACTATATAACAGACAAGAGTTGTATGACACAAGCGCCAATGAAGTATTTGACTACATAGCCGAGAATCCAGATTTGTTTGCTAATGTTCCAGAAGTACAAAATATTAATGGCACAGTTATAGCCGATCGAGTCAAAGAAAAAGTGCTAGAGGTATTAGCTACTAATCAAAGACTTGATTTAAAGCAAAAAAGCACATTAGATTATATTGCTGGATTTGGTGGATCTATTGCTGCAACTGTTACAGACGTTCCTAACTTAGCAGTAACTGGTTTAACTTTGCTTGCTACTAAAGGCAGAGGAATGGGCATAGCTAAAACAATGACAGTTGAAGCTTTTGCCAACGCTGGAGCAGAAGCATTTGCTCAGGAAGAAGTTATGGATTGGTATGCTAGTTTAGATTTACCATATTCTATGGATGAGTTTTACTACAACCTTGCAGCAGCAGCAACTGGTGGAGCTGTTCTTAGTGGTGGAATAAAAGTGGCCGCTAAAGTTCCAAACCTTACAGCCGAGC